TGTAATAACACGTTCTTTTGACTTCGTCTACATGGCGTCGTAATCCGCTTAGAGTTTCGCTCGAAGCAACAGTAAAACTTTGGTCTTAATGCCCGTTATATAAACCTTCGCCGGTCGGGCTACGCGTTGCAAGTTGGGACACTTCCCTCTTGTTGTCGGACGAAAAGCCATGTACAAACACGTGAAAACAGAGTTGTACAGAGGACGCCCCGAGAAAAATGGGACTCGGGCTGCGGTTGCAACACTCGTGGTTGTCTCCGTCGTTCAGAAAACCTACTCCCTAAACCTTATATAAAATGAAAAACAAAGAAAACAAAACAATTATAGGCCTTTAACTAGGAATAGTGGCCCCTGTAAAAGTTGTTGGACAACTGCATTTACTTGTACAAAGTTGTGTATTTCCTGTAAGAGCTTGAGGAAAGCATCGTCACATTTGTGACAGATTTTTGCCGTAGCAAGATCAAACAATTATGGAAAAGTACAATACTTTATTTAGTCTAGGTTCTAGCACTTCTGAGAAAGGTGCGAAAATCCTTAGCCAACCGACCACCTCCCACGGGAGCAATGGAAGCTTGGCACAAATTATTTCTCAAAAACTCTTCGCTGATTTGCAAAAATTAGTGGAGATGTTCAGGGAGTACTCCGTGCTCCTTGACTTGCGTGAAGATTTCGAAGCACAGGTACAAGGCTTTGAGATCCGGGAACAAATGAAAAGCATGAGAGTGTTTCACAGAATGACTAACAGTGATATTATTGACCGATTGCCTAGTGATATTAAAGCAATGTGCGAAAGTGTATTACATAAGTCCTTTGTGAGATATGACTCAGCTTGGCTGAAGCCTAATGGAAATTTCAAACCAAAGGGTTTCAAGACGTCTCCCGAACAACACAGGATCAGCAAACAACGGCGAGTTGTTCAACTTTCGCGGCAACAACAAAGGAAGTTGAAACGCTCGTTGTTTGGTGTTGGACCTGATTTGGAGTACCAAATGATGAAGCCTGACATTGTGAAGAAAACAGAATCTTGTATTGAAGAAGTCTCAGGATTAGTTGGCAGCTTGGATAAGCTAATCAACACTCCTGTGCCTATTGAGGCTCAAACTGTTCCTTTACAAGACGCAGTCGCAAACATCGTTGGTCAAATAGCATCCATTGCGAACACTACTGGAAAAGGAGTGTCTGATTTATCGATTGCAGTCGAATCATTAGTCGACAAGTTTGCCGGACAAGGTGACCGCAAGGAAGCCATTCAGGCAATGGTCGATAATATATGCAATCAGTATGCGAGTGCAAAAGAGTCTGCTTTTGGCTTGCGTGATGAGTTTACAGCCACTGTGGATATGATAAAACGGTGGTTGTATGTCGTAGGTGATGGAATGGCATTGATGTGTTTCGTGTATTGTGGAGCCGCCTATGCCTGGACTCGCAGCCCAGCCTATGCTATGGTTGGAGCAGCAGTCGGAATTTACTTGGCTTATAGAAATCAGGTTACCCTGAGTTCTGTATTCAAGGGCATACGAGAATACTTCAATCCGTCAAAAGTGGAGAAACAAATTGGTGCGTCTTCCATTTATTCATTCGTGAATTTACTTTTCGCTGTGTGTCACATTTCCACAGCTGACAAAGGAAGGATGGATAAATTAGCTTCTTTCCTGTCAACGTCTGATAGGAGAACTAGCACGCTTGAGGCTACGTTTGCATGGTGTAAAGATGTTGCTCTGTATTTGTACAACATCATTATGGGAAGTTTGGGACTTGAGAAGATTTATCAGTTTCAGACGGGCATAGCACCTGAGGCGGATTCCATATTTGTTGTGTATGAAAGGCTCCTGAAAGCAATTGATATAGGAGAATTTAAACACAATGAAACTACGTACAATGTATTGATGGATCTGTCAAAATCTTGTCAACAGTTTTTGCGTGCAACACATGAGAACTCAGCAAATCGTGCATTGCTCCGCGAGGTGTGGGGCGTGCAAACTTTTTGCACTCAGAAACGCAAAGAAATGGCTGATTCCCATTGGCAGCACATGGGATATCGACCAGAACCCGTATGCCTCGTGCTATTGGGTGAGCCAGGTGTGGGCAAGACGCAGTCCGTCGAGTTTATCACAGCCGATTTTTGTGGAAGAACATTACCTGAAACTGAAGTTGACCGTTTAGCAACAGAAGGAACTACCCCATTCGTTTATATTCGCCAAGATGAGAATGAATATTGGGAAGGTTATAGAAGTTCCCATGTGGTCACGGTCATTGATGATTTGGGTCAAAGAAGAACCAATGTTGGTGATGACGATGCATTCTTCAATTTGATTCGGGCAGTGAATAGTTTCCCGTATCAATTGCACATGGCGGAATTGACTAAGAAAGAGAACACTATGTTTCGGTCGAAGTTGGTCATATGCACAACGAACTTGATCAAGTTTGAACCAATTTCGTTAGTCTCTTCTGATGCTATTGCCAGGAGACTTCAATTTAAGTTCAAGGTGATGGTTCACAAGGCTTACGCCACACCTGAAGGTAGGATCGATGAAAAGAAATTACCTAAAGATGAGTTTGGCGTGCCTGTCTTTGATCCTGCCGTAGTGAACTATTACATTAGTGTCGACGACAAAGGTGATCCTATGGTCAGGGATGGGCGAACGTGCCATTCTTTTGATCAGCTCATGGATATGGTACAAGAACATGCTCAAATCAAGACTATGTTGCGTGATTCAAAGCAATTTAGGGTTAACAAATTGATAGAGCTACGCCTTCGTGAGCGAGGTCTAGGAAGAGCGCCAGCGAGTGAGTATGAAGTACCAATGGAACCAGTGGAACCTGAGTATCAAGCACACAACGAGAGATCGTCAGCGCCTAAAGATTACGTTGACTGGATAGAAAGATCCATCCGCACTTTTAAAGCGCAGACACCAGACGAACACATTTCTGAGAGTAATTTTACGCTCAACCAACTATTGAAGCGAAATTGGGACTATGAATTATTAGTCGCTAACTACGCTAGGTTTTATCATTTGGGTATGCTACATGATATGACTAAGATTGGCTTTCTTGAACTAGAAAGAAATTTGCTATCGCATGGTGAACTCTACAATTGGTGGCTTGACACTTTTGGTGCCAAGGTTGATTGGAAAACCAGAATGTGGGAAGCTATACAAACATTCTGTTCTCACACGCATAAAACGCTTGTCGTTGGCATAACCAAGGCAGTGAACTTTTTATCGAGCACATTTTCCGTAGCTATTGGGTTAATTGATAGTTTACTGGAAATGCTTGGACTTGATAAAGCCACTGTATTCTTTACACTTGGTTCGATTGGTGCAGTATGGGCCATTAGAAAATCATATGTAATGTTCAGCACGTCTGATCTTGATGAAATTGATGAAAACGACTTGAGCAATTCTCACGTGCAATATTATGATCAATTATTGGCACAATCTGGCAAGTTGAAGAAAGTTAAGCAACAACGTAAAGCCAACATTCTCAACAGACAGGGAAAGGAAGATACTAGTCCCGTTACTGAACGTTCAATAGCTGAATTGGTTAGGGACAATACGTATTCTATCTACCATTTTCGGTATACGCACGAAAAAGGGTTGAAATTTAGAGATGACGCAAAGCAACTGGAGTACATTACCTGTTGCAGGAAGCTAAAGGATTCTGGACAGACTAAAAGTGATGAAGTAATTCTCATAGGTTCAGGTATTTTTGTGGCTTCTCGTTATTTCTTAATGCCAACCCACTTCTCTGCGTATTTGGCGAATCTTGTCGCGGATGGTCCAGCGCAAGGGGATGATAAAGTAGTGTTGTTGCCGCATGGTCCTGGGAAAACAGCCATTGTGGTCAACATGTCTGATTTCAGAACGTGTTTTGTGGAGAAATCCTTACCAAAAGAAGATAACACATACATGACATCTGATAGGTCCCTTACGCATTTTGGGCGTCACGTTCCATTGCACAGAGACATCACTAAACATTTCGTTTCAGAGAAAGATAATCTTGATAATGGCTTGAGCGGATCTATGGATACGGTATCCGGAAACCATGAAACGAAAGTTTGTCTAGTTACGAAAGACAGGAAATTGTTCATTGCAGGAGATGATGTCAATGATCCTACTGTGCTTGAAGCTGGATTCGCATACAGAATGCCAACCCAACAAGGAGATTGTGGGCAACCCTTAATTATAGCTCGTGGTAAATCATCGAGAGCTTGCGTTGGAGGTATCCATGTCTCTGGTGTGCCTGCTAGAGAGATGGGTTTTGCTCAGAAAGTAACAAAGGAATGGCTGGAAGAGTTTGTATGGGAGCACAGTATGGAATATGGCACTGGTGTTCCCGAATTTACAGTGAACATGTTGAACGAGAATGAGAAATTGCGCAAACAAGGCAATTTTGACATGGTAGGTTTTGTGTTACAGCCGCATAGCCCTTATGGTAAGACCAAGCTGGAAAAGAGTGAAATTCATCCAGATGTTATACCTTCGTATGCTACTTCTTTGGAAAGACCTGCGGTGTTGATGCCTGGTCCAACTGGAGATCCTTATGAAAAGGCATTGTCAGCTTATTGCGGTAATGATGTGCTATGTTTTGGAAAAGAAATAGACATAGCGGTGTCTGTGTTCTCCAAGTACTTTAATAGATTCATTGATGGCGATCGCAGGATCCTCACTTTTGAAGAGTCTGTGAGGGGCATTGAAGGAGATCCGCATTTTGGGTCTATTAATAGGTCCTCTAGCGCTGGTTATCCATTCAATGTCTTTAACATCTCGAAGAAGGACATTTTTGGTCCCGAAGGTGAATTCAATTTGGAAACTGAATGGGCCATTGAATTGCGAGAGGAAGTGGAACGAACTATTGATCATGCAGTATTTGGCAAGCGTCGGTTTCATGTGTATTCAGATAATCTAAAGGATGAGAAATTACCACATGCGAAAGTTGATATTGGAAAAACGCGGCTTTTCTGTGGTGCTCCTTTAGCATACACATTAGCTTGTAGAATGGCATTTGGTGCTTTCATGAGTTACGTCCAGAGACACAGTTTTGAACTAGGCACGGCTATTGGCCTCAATCCGTATTCCCACGATTGGGATGCGGTAGCTCGAAAATTGATGGAGAAAGGTCATGGCTATTCGGATTGCAGATATGGCGCAGGTGATTATTCTCGTTTCGATGGCAGTGAAGTTGCGTACATCCATTGGAAAATTTTGGATGTTATCAACCAATGGTATGGCAATGACGAAGGTGGGAATCGCATTCGAACCATCTTATGGTTGGATCTGGTCAACTCACGCCATCATAAGGGGCTTACTATTTACGAATGGCGAGCAAGCTTACCGAGTGGTCATCCACTTACGTCTATAGTTAACTCAATGTACAATCATATTGCCATGAATTATTGCTATCTTAAACTTAGTATGGAAATCGAACCAGATATTTGTCCGTTAGATTTTTATGACCGAGTCTACTTGGTAGTGATGGGAGATGACAATTTGTTTGGGGTGACAGCCGAAACTACCTTTTTCAACGAAACAAGTATTTCGCGCCATATGAGTTCCCTGGGTCTCACATACACTAGCGATACGAAGAGTGGCACGAATGATAGTCTTAGAAGCCTGAGTGAAGTTACGTTCCTCAAGCGTCGATTTCGAGTAGAAAGAGACTTGAAGATGCCATATGTGTGGAATAAGTTTTGCGCTCCTTTGGATATGAACACAATATTGGAAACTCCTTTCTGGTACAAGAAGAGTATAGCCACTCCTGAAATGATCCTTAGGCAAAACTTAGAGACCAGTTTCAGGGAATTGTCTCTCCATGGCAGGGTAGTGTTTGAAGAATGGGTTCCCAAGATGATTGAAACTTACAAGCGTCGAAGATCAGCTAGCCCATATGATGAATTGGAGTACACCGATTTTGACTCAGCGCGCATTGCCGTGAGCGGTGAACAATTCATCTGGTAGTTGATTTCGCTTGTCCACCGTGTGGAGAAGGTTATTTTCCACCTTAGTTTGGAAGTGCCAAACAAATTTATATATTCACAATAGAATGCTTCCTCAATTGGTTACCTTGGTCTTCACTGTGTCACGAAGTGGAGTTCATTGCTTTGAGGATTGGAGCCCTTTCCTTTTTAGGATTACTTATCAGATGGGGCGGTTAGCAGCCAATATCAGATGTGACGAGCTTCACATGGTTTGATCAACCGTAATAGATCACTGAAACAGATACAAACGTGAAAATAGAGCACTCTACCGAAGTGAGTTTTGGAGACACAGGAGATGTTTCTGTTACCATGGGATTTCAGGAGAGTTCTCCTACAGCAGCGTTACACGTTGCGGAGGATGTTTTCTTCAAGGATGAAGGTGGTGACATTAAGGATTTCTTGTCACGTCCCCGTCTTGTGCTATCCGGGGATTTTACAAGTACTGATACGGGAACTACCTTTAACAGTTTCAACCTGATGAGGTGGATTCAATTGAATTACGCAGATAAGCTTAAAGGGAAATACGCAATGAGTTTTGACGTAGTATTCAATATTGAAGTGTCAGCGGACCGATTTCAACAAGGACGATATATTTTTGCGTATATGCCAACTTACTACCAGAACATTACTGGCGGTGGTTCGGCTGCGTGTACGCCTGGTGGTAGATGGTACAATAACCACAGGGCTACACTTACTCAAACTACGCAATTGCAACATGTTGAGTTTGATCTGAATGTTGACAAGAGCGCTCAGTTGAGGATTCCTTGGCGATACATTAATCCTTTCATCGAGATTGGCTCTACAACTGATTGGTCCGGTGCTAGTGCCCCTGACTATGGTGTGTGTTTCATGGCCCCTTATGTTCCTATGGCCTACGGCAGCGGAGGCTCATCTACTGCTTCATTTAATGTGTGGATGAGTCTCGAAAACGTTTCATTCTATGGTACTGCTAATTATCAGAGCAATGCAGAGAAAGAAGCCGAAAGTGTTGGTGATGGTCCGATTTCAGGGCCATTGACTAAAATTACAGGTGTGCTTTCTGGCGTTGCTGACGTACCATTTGTGGGACATTATGCAAAACCAGCTTCGTGGGTCACAGATGCATTAGCTAGAGCAGCCAAGCATTTTGGATTTAGTTCCCCAAAGATACAAAGTGGAATTTCTCCAATGGCAAATATGCCCAATGCTTACAATGCCAATGCTGATGTGCCACGCCCGGTTCAGTCACTTGCGCTTACGATTAACAATGGGGTCACGACTGACCCCCGCGTTTCAGGTGCGAAGATTGATGAGATGTCTATAGACTACTTGAAAGGAATTTTTGCTTACAAGGGTACGTATAATCTTTCCACATCAAATTCAGTAAATGACACGTTGATGGCCATTCCGGTCTCGCCAATTAGACCAAAACTGTCTTCGACGATTACCGATAGCGTGGGGCCAGTTTCGTATGTGCTGAATCATCATGGCCCTCTTGGGTACATTGCTACACGCTTCCGATTTTGGAGAGGCGGTATCAAGTACCGAATTAAAATTGCTAAGACTGAATTCCACACTGGGAAATTGTTGATAGCATGGGCACCTTATGATCCTTTGGTGCAGACAGATGGTGGAATTCCTACTGTCGATTCGTCTTATTACTCATATAGACATATTGTAGATTTGTCTATGGGTAATGAGTTTGAATTCACCGTGCCATATATGTCTCCCAGACCCTGGAAAGATGTTTACGCAGTTGAAAATGGAGGTTGGTCAACGAATCCACAAACGATTGCAAACGCGAGATTTGCCAACACGGACTGGATCAATGGGAACGTGCGAGTTCTAGTCTTGGAAAAGCTAAAATGTCCTAGTGCATGTAATCCCACTATAAGTTTTGTGTTGGAGATGGCTGGTGCGGAGGATTTTCAATTTTCTTCACCTATGGCTAACACCCTTTATGACAATGGTGTTTCATATCAACCAGGTCAAATTGGGTGGATTTCTTACTTTCAATCGAACAAAGAAAATTCGGTTATTGCGAATTTTTCTTTTGGTGGTCATTCTTCTCTTCGTGACAGCCAGTCTGTTCGCGTGTGTGAAATTGCAGGAGGAGAAAAGATTGATTCGTTACGCAAGTTGATGAAGCGATACACCACTTGTCTTGTCACACCCAATGGTGTTACGGATCAGTTTCTTGCCAATGCCTGGTCCAATATGGGCTTGATGCAGGTTAATTCCACTGATGTTGCCAATAATCCACATTATGCCGATGATTTTGCGTTCTTTGGAGCAATGTTTACATTGTTTCGAGGTTCTGTTAGGTATAAGGTATACTGTGATGCAAATGGTACACAAAGTGGTAGCATCACCCGACACCAACTTGAGGCGGTACTCGTTGGTGCCACACCTGGTATGCGAAATACTACCACAACCATTCCAGCTGTTTATGATGTGCCTTCAGTTTTCAATGTTGATTCTCCAGCTTCAACAGGGAGGGCTATAGTTTCCATCGCTTTGTCAGAGGCTTTGGAATTCTCTATCCCTTACTATGCTAGAGATTATCATTATGCGGTTCAAGCAATGTACCAGTTAGAGTCCAAGACAGGACCTACTGTTACAGTGGCAGCCCCTGGTACAATTGGGGTTCCAACCACTTCCGCTTTGGTGAAGTTGCATTATCCTACAGCCATCACTTTACAGAAGCGCTTCGAGCGCTCTCTTGGAGAGGATGCATCATTTTCATATTTTGTTTCCTGTCCCCCCGTTTACGATCCAAGGGATTTGTGATCCTAACGGTTTCCCAATCATTTTCATTTTAGAAGGTTCTTCTCCCAAGTTTTTATGGGTTTCTGGAGAAGAGCAACTTACGATATGCCCATTTTATAAGTATCGTCGGGATCAAGTTATACTGTTGTTTACTCAAACGAAGGAAAGAGTTTAAAGCTAGTATTTACACCACTCCACCTTGGAATAAGGATGGTTTAAGTTACAGATAGGTGTATTGAAGACTTTTTAGGAGATTCCCTAGGTGAGCCGTTCGAAGCTGCTGCGGACACTGTAGTAAACTAACTTGAGTAGTTTAACACAGC